TAATCTGTAATGATAACGCTTTAAACGTGCCAGTTGTTCTTTGGTTGCCTGCTGAATCAGTGTAGTTAAAAATCTTAACAAACGCTGAGCCTGTTATTACAACATCAGCACCTGATGAGTAAATGTTTAAATAACCGTTTTGTACGCTGGCTGTTAAACTTGTATGTGCAGTAATAGCTGTTGCTACTCCACCTAAAGTTGTTACGCCTGTAATTGTATAACCGTTAACTACAAGTGTATCACCGCTTAACAATGTTGGAGCTTGGATATTACCAACTGCTGTAGGCTGTGATTCAACCCATGCTGTTGATCCAACTTGCACCCATGTACCTGCTGTGCTTGCGGCCGATGTAGAACCAGCAGTTCCGTCACTAGCTGTATTAGGTTGTTTATACCATAAAGTAGCAAGTGTTGTAGCGGCCACAACTGCGTAGCTACCAACTGCGCCGTAACTTGTTAATGGAGCATAGTTAGGTGAACCTGTTGTAAGTGCTGATGAAGTAATTACTGGCACTGTTTGATTTGCAAATGTTTGTCCGTCTGTTTGAGTAGCTGGATTAGAGTTCCATTCAAAAACACCAAAACTTGTTGTTGATGTATTCCACCAGTATGTACCATCAATTGGAGACCCAATCGGAGCTGTAGCACTGCCTTCTAATTGTGCTAGATCAATGTCTGCACGTACCACGTAGGCTTGATTTGATACACCTAGGAAACTATAAGCGGCTTGTAGACCATATTCGTTTACTTCGCCTGCATTAACGGGATTGTTTGCCGCATCAGTCTGGAAGTAAGGAATACCGAAAGTTGATCCTAAATCTGCTTGGCTTGTTAAAAGATATAAATTACCTGCATTAGCCGCAAGTGTTCCTGGGGCAACGCCTGTGCCAGCTGAATTCATTTTATTTGCTTGTGTGGCAACAACGATAAGAGGGACTGTGCCCGGAGCAGATGGGTTATAAAAACTCTCATCTACTACTGTTACGCTTACGCCTGGTGAACTTAATTGAGCCATTGTATTATCTCCATGAGTACATGTTCTTGTATGTATTTATAGCTTTTGGACATTTTGTATGTGTTAACGCCCTAATAAAAGGCCTTAAAAAGGCTTAAATATGAGCATGAGACCTTTATGTTCGTGCGGTTTACGTCCTGTAGCGATAAATTACTACAAAAATGGTAAACCATTTTATAGAAGCCAGTGTGGGAACTGTAACAGTGGTGTTAAAATACCGCGGTGGTATACTAGCGGATACAGACTTAAAAATGTCTGTGATAAATGCAACTTTAAATCACCGCATCGAGAAGTGTTTAATGTATTTCATGTGGATGGGGATTTAAATAACTGCCGTCCTACGAACCTAAAAACAGTATGTGCTAATTGCCAGCGAGTCCTGCATAAAGAGGGGGTTCGCTGGAGGCAAGGTGATCTTGTTCCGGACTTATAATTCCTTGGACTTTAGAATACAAATCATCAATGCTATCATCGTTAGTTAGAACATAGTCAAATTTAGTGCCTACCCAAGCAGTTTCACTAGCATGAATATTCAGCTTGCCCATACGGCTTTTAGCTAGAGCATAATTCATGCAACGGTCCCCGGCATTCATATCTGCGGCATCTCGATACCATTCGGGTTCCGGACCACGTTTTACACGGATTACAATACCACCAGCATCTTTGATAGATTTGATTTCATTAGGAAAACGGCAGTCGCTGATAACAATATCGTCCTTGCTAGTACGTAATTTATTTTCCAAACTGGCAATCCACATGTCATCATGGAACCCATTTCGACAAACTTCTGTACCCCAATGCTGTAAGACCCAACGTGGAGTAAGATTAGGCATGTTTAAGCGTTCTGCCCACCAAGTATCAACTTCTTCTCGCCATGCCCGAGCTTGTGTTGTACGTCCTTCTAACATGGTGCGATCCCAACCAAACACTGCGCTGACAGCATCTTTAAGACTGTTGGCGAATGATTCTCGTCGGTATCCGTGAAAGTTGGTAAGATAATCGGCAATCGTATCTTTGCCGGAACCAATAAAACCGCAGACGCCTATAATCATGTAGATCTCCTAAAGATGCTACAGTATATAACAGTTTTATTACAAGGTCAAAATATTTGTTAGCCAGTTATAAAGTAATAGGCATTGCTACCATTGGCTTCATTATTGATAAGTTCTTTTTCTAAGACATCAATCATTTCTTTGGATTCGCTAATCAGCGCAGTGCCATTTAGTGTGATCGGGGAGCCAGGCCCTGCAATTGATCCAAATTTGCTACGAGCTTGTCCTAGCATCTGCTTGCATGTTGCCAGAGTATAGTCTCGTAACCATTGTTTGCAATAGATGTCTTGTAACAATACCCAATCTGGACGATAGTTATAACATTGTACCAGTATCTGCTCGCCTTGTGCAAAAGGACGTTGTAGGATATTTAAAATATGTGTAGTGGGCTTCCAAAGGAATTCTATGTAACTACCAAACATACGCCCTACTAGTTTCTGATAGCCGGCAAATGCATCATACGTTGCTAGTCCACCCATCATGCTACCTGACATCAGATAGGTGTTAGTATAGGCTAGATTAAACGGCTCAAATAGCGTACCGCCTGCACCAATACCAGTTCTTGAGCCAATAGCTCTACGAAACACTTGACGTACTGTGATAACTTCATCAGGTAATCTGTATTCATTTTGATCCTGTATTAGTTCTAAAAACATGTAGCTTTCTTCAACCGCATTAGGGCTACGTTGACGATATCGTACCAGCGCACGATCTAGGGCTGTTTCATAATGCTTAGGATCTAGCTCAACTTCAACCATGCCGTCACCTAGCATTTGCTTTACGTAATCAAATACTTTGTTACGTTCTTCAGTAGAATTTGATTGGGTTGTTGACGGCAGATCATCCATATTATTGTCCTCTTACTATATTTAGCTATCGATAAATATGTTACTATGCCAAGATTAAGTTTATTTAAACCAGAAAAAGGGTTGGACTATAAGTTTATAGACCGCCAAGCTAGCGAAATGTTTCAGGCTGGCGGGACTGACGTATATCTGCACAAATATTTAGGTGCAAATACCGACCCGGCAAATGCCACAGCATCTCAACCAAACTATGCTACTACAGCAGTTACAAACATCCAGGATTTATTATTCCTAGAAAATCGCGATCGTACTTATGATCCTGAAATTTATCGTATTCGTGGCATGTATAATGTACAAAATATCGACTTTAATCTAAGTCAGTTCGGTTTGTTTATCGACAACGACACCCTATACATGACTGTGCATATTAATGATTTTGTCAAATATATTGGTCGTAAACCAGTTAGTGGTGACGTTTTAGAACTTCCCCACCTGCGTGATGATTTTGCTCTTAATGATTTTGATGTTAGCTTACCTCGATACTATGTTATTGAAGATGTAGGTCGTGCTTCAGAAGGATTTTCAGTTACTTGGTTCCCACATCTATATAGATTAAAATTAAAACGTGTAACTGATAGTCAACAATTTGCATCAATCTTTGATCAACCAGCTAAGGACATTAATGGAGATCCAGTAGGAGCGGGTACTACACTTAAAGATTTACTCAGTACATTTAATACAGAAATTGAGATCAATGCACAACTTGTGGCGCAAGCCGAAGCTGATGCTCCAACAAGTGGTTATGAAACTCGCCAATTTTACACATTGTCAGTGGATCCTACAACAGGCAAGCCTCGTTTAGAAACAGCAGATGAAACTGATTTAGATGCTAGTCAAATGAGTTATCGTGCCAATGACAACAATGCTCGTCCAGTACGCACAGGCTACACTGGTTATTTGATAGGTGATGGATTTCCAGTTAACGGTTACGACTTTGGATTTGGTATACAGTTTCCTCAACAACCAGGTACCGACGATTTCTTTTTGCGTACAGATTTTTATCCTAACAGACTATTCCGATTTGATGGGCCAACGCAAACATGGATGAAAGTTGAAGACGCTGTGCAAATGACCATGACCAACAATGATACGCGAAACACACAAAAGACCGGATTTATTAATAATAGCAATTATACCTATACTGGAAAAATTGCTACCGACGCGATTACACTAATTGAAGGTCAAACAGTTATTGATACTAATATTGTGTATGCCACTGGATCTCCTGCACTATATGTGGTGATCAAACAGGGTGTTACACAACTAGAATATGCTGTTAGCGATTATCCAGCATTGACTAGTGGATACAATGGTTTGGTATACTATTGGCAAACGTCTCCGGGAAATTATGCGATACAAATTAATTTGCCAACAATCGACGGCACACAACAAGTCATACCTCAAGCAGGACAGTGGATCATAACACTATATACACAACGAGATGCACAAAGATCTAGTCTTTCTACTGCTCTCAAACCTAGGGCGGATTTATAATGCAATGGTTTTATGACGGTCAGATAAGAAGATATATCACACAGACAATTCGTGTGTTTAGTAATTTTGTGGTCAAATATGGTGACGGTAGCCTACATCAAGTTCCTGTTATGTATGGTGATGCTGATCGTCAAGTATCCAGCATCGTTAGACAAGGCAGTGAAAATGTGGTCAACTCAATTCCGCGAATCAGCATATATGTAACAGCTTTAGAATTAGATCGTGACCGACTAAGTGATGCCAGTTATGTTAGTAAAATGAATTTTCGTGAACGCGACATAAATTCTACAACCGGTGCATATACCGGCGCTCAAGGTCGCAATTATACTGTAGAACGTATAATGCCCACACCGTTTAAGCTGACTATGAAATGCGACATTTGGACGTCAAGCACTGATCAAAAGTTACAAATCATGGAACAGATATTAGTTCTGTTTAATCCAAGTTTAGAACTGCAAACTACTGACAACTACATCGACTGGACAAGTCTAAGTGTATTAAATTTAAATGCTTTAAGTTGGTCAAGTCGACAAGTTCCGGTGGGCAATGATACTCCTATTGATGTAGGAACACTAACACTAGATAGCCCTATTTGGATTAGTCCCCCGGTCAAGGTCAAACATCTTGGGGTTATTACTAAAATTATCACTAGTGTGTATTCAGGTAGCACTACTGAGCCAACGGGTTACATTGAAGGGTTAGGAATTGACCCTGCGCTACAAACCAATGGCGGGTCAACAACATTTGGTCAGTTGGTTGCGCAAGAAACTACTACGATTGGCGGATTTAAAATCCTAGTTTATGATAATCAAGTACAGTTGATGGGTAAGAATGACGGTGTAATTCCGCCAAATCCCACACTAGATATACAAACTCCTACAGGTCCAGCACAAAGTTGGTCGGAAGTGTTTAGTCAATTCCCCGGGCAGTATATTGCAGGATCTAGTATGATATACTTGTCACAACCTAATAGCACGTATGTTATTGGTACATTTGCTGTTAATCCGCTTAACGACAATATTCTTCAAGTGAATTGGAATACAGATTCATTGACATCAAACACTGGCATAGACAGTGCTGGTAAGCTGGCTACTGATGCCGGTTATAATATTGCCGGAAGTTACCGACCAAGCAGTCCCGGAACTTTTGATGCAATCATAAATCCTCAGACCTATACTCCAGATGCACCTGCCGTAGGTACAAGATATCTAATCATTGAAGATATAGGCGATCCTAGTAATACAGCACCATCAGAAGTATGGGGCAATCTAGTAGCACTGACAAATGACATTATAGAATACACCGGATCTTCATGGAACGTAATCTTTAATGCTAGTCAGGAATCAGACACCATGGTGTGGCAAACTAATATATACACTGGAGTTCAATACTTGTGGAACGGGGTTTCATGGGTCAAGAGCTTTGAAGGTGAATATACTGCCGCACAATGGAAAATTATATTATAAATTATATTTTCCTTAGTTGATAGTATGTCAACATAAATTTAAGGAAAAAAATGTTTATTACTCTTACTAATGCAAGTCCGTTATACAGCGGAGAACCAATCTCACTTAATGGTAATTTTATTGCCACTTATTGGCGAGGAAAAGCTGTTCGTGGGGTAAATGAAGAAACTGGTGAAGTCACAGAGACTGCAGAAGTTACATTTGTATTCTTGCCACCGCATGGTACCTGGGAAGTTGAAGAACTTCCAGAAGTTATTAGCCAAAAATTAAACGTGTAATATGGTGGAGGACACTGTAAAAGATGCAATAGTATGTAGCGGAGCATTGTTTTATGCTAAATCTACAAGGCGATTTTTGCTTTTACAAAAAGCCCATGGCAAGCACGAAGGTACATGGGGACTAGTTGGCGGCACTAATGTAGTTGGCGAAACTCCGTGGCAGGGGCTTCAACGTGAAATAACTGAAGAAATTGGAACTTGTCCTGAAATAATCAAAACGATTCCTTTAGAAACGTTTGTCAGCAACGACAAGATTTTTAACTTCCACACCTACTTATGTGTTATAGACAAAGAATTTGTTCCTGAACTTAGTGACGAACACCAGGGATGGTCATGGGCTACTATAGATCGTGCTCCAAAACCTCTGCACCAGGGATTACGGAACAGCTTTAGTTCAAAAACTATCCGTACAAAATTACAAACTGTTTTTGATTTGGTTGATTTAATTTAACGTCAAATCTATCTTGTCAACAAAAATATCACCATAAATATTGGTATAATTTTAGGAATCCACAATGCAATTAAATTATTCATACTACTATTTCATCTCAGCTATCCCTCCGGAAACTTGTCAACGAATTATTGATTTGGGAACTTCTAGAATTGCAGAAGAGAAGGCGGCAGGTCGAAGTGTTGAAGCATATACGTTTGGTGAGATGCAAAAAGGAGCTCAAGGGCCCGATGCCGCTCCACAAGGGGAACTTAGTAAACAAACACTAAAGGCGCAAGGAATTCAAAAAACTTATGTTCGAGATAGTGAAGTAACTTGGCTTAACGACCAATGGATTTATGACTTAATACACCCATTTATACAAAAAGCCAATGTAGATGCTGGCTGGAATTGGGAATGGGACTACTCAGAAAGTTTTCAGTTTACTGTTTATAATCCAGATGGTTTTTATTCTTGGCATAAAGATGGTGCTAGTGATAGCATCGGTGCATATAAAAGATATATTCATGGAGTTACTCCGGTACCATTAAAACCAGACGGTAAATTACCAGAAGGATATGTTACAGATCCAAATTTTGTAGGTAAGGTTAGAAAAATTTCAATGACTTTAAATCTAAACGAACCAGGTTCGTATGACGGTGGTAATTTAAAATTTGATTTTGGTCGCCACACTGACGGTGAGCAATTTCACGAATGTGAAGAGATCCGTCCACAAGGATCGTTAGTTATATTTCCTTCATTTATAGATCATACAGTAACACCTATTACTAAGGGTACGAGATACAGTTTGGTACTTTGGTGCTTAGGAAAGCCGTGGAAATAACTAGTATTATTGTTGATAATTTTTTAGAGAATCCTGATCGAGTGAGGGATTCTGCCTTGTCATCTGCTATTGATACTGTTGGTAATTTTCCAGGATTTAGGTCCGACCCAGCAGACGATGGTTATAGCAACTATGTTAAAAATAAAATAGAAACTATTCTTAATGCTAAAATTATAGAATGGGACAAATGTTTAAACTATTATACTAATACCATAGAGGAACAGGCCACTACTAGATTTCAAATATGTTTAGAAGGTACTAAGTCTTGGATCCATACAGATGTAGTAGAATGGACTGGGATACTATACTTAACTCCAGGCGCGCCAACAGAATCCGGTACTGCCATTTATCGACACAAACCCACTGGGATTTATAAACAAGAA